AACATAGTGAGTCAAATAATCGGATTCACCATCAGTAAGAATAATAGTGGATAGACAGTCAACTTTAGTAGTCTTATAAAATTCTGGAATAATTTGACGAAGGGCGATGATAGTAGAATTCAAAGGAGTGCTAGACATCTGAAGTGCCGGAGGGTAATTATAACCGTAATTGTTAAGAGTCAAATAAGAAATATTAAAAAGGGTACGACAATCATTATCAAAATCTTTCGCAGATCTTCTGGAAGAAATCAAATTCAACATATTTAATTGAGGATCTACTTGAATGTCGTTATGAGATGCATTTTGAACTTTATTATGATATTTTTGATATCTATCGTAATCTGGATTAGAACAGTTCTTATTCCAAACGTTGGTAAATGTATACACATCAAAGGGAATGTTTTGTTTCTTACAAAACCAAACCAATTGAAGAAGTTGCTTAGTTGTTTCCAGTATGCAATCTTGCATAGAACCAGACCAATCAAGGATAAAAATCATTCCATGACTCTGCCCTTCTTTCACAACCTGAACTTGCTTAAAAATATCCTGACTAAACTTATATGAATGTAGAGTTTTAGTATTAAGAATTCCAGTGCGAGAAGAGTAACTTCTTGCATATTCATCAGCACTCTTTTTACTCTGAAACTCCTTAATCATATAATTTACACTACTCTGAGATTCTTTTTTAAACTTGAAATACATTTCATTCACACCAAATTCTTCCCATCTTGATTCATACAATTTACATTCCTGTTCAATAATGTCTGGGGTTACGACAATGTTTTCTATCTTAACTGTAGGAATGTTTAGATAAGTTCTTTCATAAGTTTCAGTATCAATCAAATCCTTCAATTTACTATCAAATGCTTTTTGAGTAGTTACGTCATCACTAGTTTCTTCTGTTGTTGCTGGTGAAGAACTTTCTTCTCCAGAATTTAACAAAGGATTTTTGGTTTCGGCATCTTCATCAAACTCTGAGTCCTTATTTTCTGGGTTGTCATTATTTTCAGATGACTCACTACTGGAATTATCAGATACTGAGTTATCAGTTTGATCTCCACCAGAATTATTTGTAGAAGAAATATCAATATCAGCGGAATCTGTTTCGGTATTCTTTGTGGAAAAATCCTTAACCTTCAAACAGCAATCAAGAACATCATCAAAGGTATTAACATTTTTAGAGATATATTCAACCATATCCATCTCTTCATCTGTAAATTTTATAACAAATAAATTTCCAAGTTTAAAATAAATATTAACTCTATCCATAAAAGACATTTTATCGACATCACGATCTTTAATACTGAAGAAATCCATGTCATGAAGATCTGCATAACCCTTCTTGAAAGTTTTACGAAATCCTGGAAACTTCTTTTGAAGAATCCTTTCAATACGGATATCTTCAATGATGTTTACATGTGCATAATTAACATCAGAATATTTTCCATTTTTATAATTATCTTTATTAGTAACGAATTGATCTAACTCATAGACGGGAGTATAAAGAGCATGACCAACCTCATGTCCAATCAACATATCATATGCACTAGAAGAATCCATAACCCACATAGGAAGAGTCAGGATACGTTGTTCAATATCAAACGATGCGGTTGATACTTGACGGTGCTCAACAATAAGGTTTTCTCCTGCCAACAACTTGGCGAGACGATCCTTGATTTGAAGATTTTGCATTGGGATTTCTTGTCGATAGAACTACAATACAAAAAAAGGACCACCCTTAGGGCGGTCCATGTGACACTTTTTAAAGTGTTTCAGAGATTGTTTTCTGGCACGGATTCTACCTTTACAGGTTCCCTTGCCATGCTTGTCTTTCTTTGAGTGGTGTTGCCAGTTAGGGAGTTGTGCCATTGGTTTGAAATGGTTTGGAGAAGTTTTTAACCTTCTTGAACTGTATCACATTATCGAACTTATCGTGAAGCATGTCCTCTTTGTGAGAGATCACAAACACATTGTTACCATCTGTAACAGTTCGGAGAATGTTAATAAACTCAGTAGTTCCATTACTATCTAGAGAACTATCAAATATTTCATCTAAAATAAGAATATTAGTATTTACTGAATTCTTTAACTTGGCAACCTCTCTCCAGGTAAAAAGAAGTGCCAAGTCAATTCTCATTTTTTCACCTTCAGAAAAAGAAGCATAAGAAAATTCATCCCTATATCTCGATTTAATTGTTTCATTGAAAGTGTCATCTAAATTAAAATTAACATAGAACTCAAGTTCTTGAAGATGTTTATTAATTAAAGTATTCATCACTGGAAGATACTTCCTAATAATTGAACTTTTAACTCCTCCATCTTTTAAAATTTCAGCAACAATTTTTAACTCGGTAGATCTTTTAGTTACTTGTCTTCTTTGAACTTCTTGACTCTTTCCTTGCCCTATCAAGGTTTTCATTTTATCACGTTCACGATCTACGTTATCAGTATTAGATTTTAGAGAATTAATTTGATTCTCAGTTTCTTTCACTTTATTCTGTTTCCACTTAATAGTAGATAAACAATTATTAATTTTATTTTGATTGTAAGATATCTTTTTCTGAAATGAATTACGTGTGCTTAAGTTATCGCTTAAAGTTTTCTCTTTAGTTTTAATATCATTTAAAGCAAATTCAAGTTTAGAGATATTTTCATTACTAACCTTGATGTTTTCATTCTTAAACTCCTCAGTAATTTTTTGATTACAAGTAGGACATACATCATTAGAAGTTAAAAATTGAATCGTACTTTCCATATCTTTTATTTTAGATCGGAATTTAATATTATATTCATTTAACTTATCAATTTCTTCCTGAGGACTTGGAAATTCATTCATCTTCTTAGTCAAGGTATCAATGTTTTCCAAATAACGATCAAGTTCAAGTTGATTAGATTCAATCTCAAGTTGAATTTTATTGATTTCATCTTCCCAAAGAACTACATTATCCTCACTCTGTTTCTTTAAATCTGAAATAAATCTTTTCTGAACCTCAACTTTTTCTTTAAGGATAGAAATAGAATAATCAATATCAGACAATGCTTCTTTATTTTCTTTGACCCTATCCTTTAAGATGGAGTTCATTGTGGAAAAAATTCTAATGTCTAGGATATCTTCAATAACCTCTCTACGTCCTGCTGCAGGTAATTGCATGAAAGGAACAAAGGTTGAAGACCCAAGAACAACAATTTGAGTAAATGATTTGTAGTTAAGTTTTAAAACATTTTGCTCTAACCATTTTTGCTGATCAGCAGAAGATGCAGATTGATCTAATTGCTTCCCATCTTTGTATATTTCAAATAGATTGGGTCTCATGCCACGTCGAATCTTCCAATTAATTTTACCAATAAAAAATTCAACCTCAACTACACAGTCTCCAAGATTTACAGCGTTGACTAATTGAGGTTTATTAATTTTTCTAAATGGTTTATTAAAAAGACTAAAGCATAAAGCATCTAAAATTGTAGACTTTCCTGCTCCATTTTCTCCCACAATTAAAGTTTTATTGTGAGAGTTTAAATTTATTTTGGTAAAATTATTTCCTGTAGATAGAAAATTTTTCCATTTAATGTTTTTAAATTCAATCATCTAATTCTGATGGTGGGATAACAATGTCTTCAGGTGTTACTATACAATAAGAGTATCCATTTCTTTGGCATACATCAATAGCAGTTTCATCATCTACCTCAACAGGTATTAATTCTGGATAATCATCCGCTGCTAATAAACCACAATGCCTTTCAGCATCCTCTTCTTCTTCAAAAAGATACAGAATATTATCAGTGCCAATAGAAGGAGCATATGCTCCCTCAGTTTCCTTTCCTTTTAAAGTTAAAATATACATTATTCTAATTGTATTGATTCGGAATAAATTGAACCTATAATTGAAATAAGAGTTTCTTTATCTTCATAGTCAATCTCCTCTACATATTTTTCTAGAAAAGATAACGTTCCTTGAACTTCAATATCACCTGATGGATCTATTGTTTCTTGGGAATTGTCAATGATTTTTAAATCATGAGTACCCACTCTATACAAACTCTCAATTAACTCATCATACTTATAATAGTTAGTTCTTTTTTCAACAATGAGTTTTACAAATTTATTTGCAAACTTTTCAGGTTGAATATTAAAATTATCTTCTTCAGTATCATCATAGTAAATTTTAACAAACATATCATTAGGATTCTTTACAAATTTTAGATTTGTTGTTTTAGTATCAAAGACATGAAATCCCCTAACATCTCCATAATCATTCCAATACATTTGATAAGGATTACCTAGGTAGTAGATATTGTCCGAGTGAGATCTATGATGAAAATGACCAGAAAATACTTTTTTAAATTTTGAAAATACATCACGACTCATACCATGTTCCATGTAATAACCTTGATGTGCCTCAAATCCAGACAACTCAAGATGCCCCATGCAGATATTTGCTTGAGTTTTTGAAATCTCATTATAAGTTTCAGTTTCGTTATCCACACAGATCCATGGAATGAAGCAAATATCAAGACCACCAACGTTAATGGTCTCAGGTTTTTCAATTAATTGAACATTTTTATACTCTTGAAGAAGTAAATTAATAGCATTAATTCCAAGAGTGTTTTTATAATAAGCAGTGTGATTACCTACTACTGTATACACTTTGATATTTCTATCAGATAGATTATCATAGTAATTTTTCTTTGCCCAATCTAATGTCCAAAAATCAATTGACTTTCTGTTATCAAAAGTATCACCAAGATCAAGCACTGTATTAATTTTATTTTTATCCAGAAATGGAAAAAATACTTCGTCATAGAATTTCTTCATGTAGTCATGAAAAATCTGACTACCTTTTCTCATGCCAAAGTGCTGATCAGTTATAATAGCAACTTTCATCAATACCTCATTTTTTGCTCAAGAGAATTTTTAATTCCTTCATAAGATGCATTGCAACCATGTTCATCTCCAGTAAAAACTTCACTAAATCCAGATTTTTCAATCATCCTATTTTTAATATCTACCTGTTTCTTTTCCTTTTGTATTCTACGAAGGAATGCATAGTAGATAATTTGAGTAAAATATGCAAATGGATTTGTAGATTTTGATGGATCAAAATTATCAATGTATGTAATACAGTTTTCAATGCCATCACCTATCATATCATCTTTAAACATGTAGTTGACGAAGTTAGGTTTATACGAAAGGTGTTGGGCAATTTTTAAAAAACACCCACCAATGTATTCTCCAACTGGTGGTTTTGGTTCGCCAGTTTCTTTTGACCTCTCTACTCTCTTTTTATAATCAACAATAGCATGCAAGAAGTCTTTGTTATTTACGTAATGTTCTTTTTGTTTTGACATTTATTTTAAATTTATCTTCTCTACCTACAATAGCACAGATTAAGGGGCTTGACAAGTCATCGGATTTCGAGTAGGATAACATTGTCAAGGTTGAAGAAAACTGTATAAAGCTTTTAATACTTAAGGGTCATTTAGAATCTTTAGAGTCTTTCTTATCAGATGAGTCTAATAGAAATAGTTCTTCTAGAAGTGTTCTAGCATCTTCAATAGAGGATAAGAGACCCATTTCTTTATCAATAGAAACTCGCCCGCCATCAGAATTTAATTTACTTTTACGTTTCTTTTTTGGTGGAGTATCACCTGTCTCAAGTTTATATAAACTTTCCTTATAGAACTCTATTGCTTCCTCATTAATTTCAGTAAAGGAAACGATGTTTTCTCCATTGATAATGAACTCATCTTTTCTAGCAGTCTTTAACCAATATTTTATTTTTAATCCATGGACTACTCCAGGAATTTCAATTTCCTCTACTTCAATTGGATATTGAATTTTTATATAATCTCTTTCTAAATTAGTTTCCGTTACAATGCATAATAATTCTTCACCACTTAATAATTTTATATTTGCGAAAAAAGATTCCATACTTAGTTTTTTACCTTAATGTTTATTATTTCATAATCAAAATTTTCTTGATTATAAATTTTAACTCGTTCAAATAAATGTTTCAATGTGTAATTGGGATTGGTGCTATCTTTTGATGTATCATCTGCAATATCATATAAAATTGCCATATTTTTGTTTTCTCCTTTTCTTAGTACTCTACCAATAGATTGTAGATTTCTTACTCTTGATTTTGAGGGAGATGCAAAGACAATGTTATGTAAATTTTTAATATTAATTCCTGTAGAAAACGTACCATAACTAGCAATAATAATTGCATCAGATTCATTTTCAGTAATAGATCGAATTTCTTCACGATCTTTTACATCAACACCACCGTGTACAAAGAATACTTTCCTATCACCTTTTACCCCATTATTTATCAACTCATAAAGTGGTTCTCCATGCCTTTCAACATAGTTGAAAAGAACTAGAGTATTACCAGCAAGATCCAAAGTAAGATTTTTAATAAAATTATTTCTCTTTGGATGAGATATCAGATAGTCTATCTCCTCTTGATAGTTATCAAATTTTATATGTCGATGCTTTAATGAAAGAATTTTAATTTTTAATCTAGACAGGTGTCCCTGTGTAATCAATTCATTTGTATTTGTGACCTTTTCGTGAGGTCCAAACAAACCCTCCAATACTAATTTATTCGTCTTGCTTCCATCCAGGGTGCCGGTAAACCCTACCCTGTACTTAGCATGATGTAGTTTAGTTAAAATATCTGTTAAAGACTTTGCTTTAAATAGGTGTGCTTCATCTCCAATTACTGCAGTAAATTTCTCAAAGTATTTTCTATGCTGTTTATAAATTGATTGCCATGTAGTAATTGTTACTGGTTTTGGAGATAGTTTTTCATGACCAGCATATACTTTATGGCAAAATTCTTCAGACATCCAACCATAGTCCTCAAAGTCTTTATACATCTGCTCTACAAGAGATGTAGTTGGAACTACAATAAGAATCTTTTGTCCAGTTTCTTGTAAAAATCGAACAATAGAATAAATCATAAATGATTTTCCTGATCCAGTTGGAGAGACAATCAGTTTACGTTTTTTCCTTAGTGCCTCATAGATTGCTTTGTATTGGTAATTTCTTGCTTTAATTTTTGAGAATTTTTTAGTAAAGGATATTATACCGTTTAATGAAATTAATTCATCCTCTTCGTCAGGCATACCAAAATATTCATTATCCACATAGTCATATGTGTAGTGACGCTCTTGACAAAACTGTTCAATATATTCTCTCAATCCTGCATAAATTTCTCCAGTTCCGGGAGAGTATAATCTAATCTTACCGTCCCAATACCTCTGCTTATAAGCAGGCATAAATTTTGCACCTTCTACCTCAAAAGTAAAATGATCAGATAATTCGTATGCAATATGTGCAGGAGTTGCTAGTTGGAGATATACCTCATTCTTCTTTTTAATGATAACGTCACTATTCATCTATACCCCTTGAATATTTTAACCAATCAATAGCATTTTTAATTTGAAATGATCTATTGTTAATATTATTTAGAATCTCTTTTAAAGTGTTTTCTAATTTTTCATACAAATCTAAAGTTGCCTGAGATTTTATGTATTCTAAATCACCTTTAATATAGACAGGCACTTCAGTTTTAATAATTCTATCTTCAGGAGCAGTCTCCTCTCTGCCCATATAATAACTATACTTTTGTAAGTACAATCTATTATGATCATACTCTTTTTCTTTTTTAATTAATTGAATTTTTAAATATTTGTCCAACCACTTGGAATGTAAGATTGGAATTCTTCTTGCTTCTTCACATAGATCATCTCCCATAACAGAATCTTCATGCCACTGATCCAAAAAATCTTGATATAAATTCATAAAGTCAATTGTTTATTGTTTTTGTCAAGTAATTTAAAATACGTATATTTAAATGTAGCAGTTGCTGTTAAATATTGAATGTCATTAGTGTTTGTATCGAACTGTAGTGTAGATAAAGATACAGGAAATGCATCCACAAAATCTACTTTAAATGAAG